TATTCATAATATCTCCTTATATCCTATGGCGAGTTTCCTCGCCATAGAAAAGTAGTTATTAGTTGATTACTGATTCTCCAAGTATTTCTACTCCATAAGAGTCATGTAATTCGCCAACACCATAAACTGCTGTCGCAACAATTTCATCTGCTCTTAAAGAAGCATCTCTTTGAGTTTCAATTTTAAGGTCTTGCATCATAGCTAAAGCTAATGCATCTTGATGGAACATACCACCTTTACAGTTATCTGTATCAGTTGTGCCATCTACATTTGATGTTTCAAAGATTCTTGCACCAGCAATATTTCCGATATATCCTGTTCTTAATGCTTCGTTAGTCAAGTCATTAGGATTTGGATTTACGAAAGTATTAGTCAATGCTTTTTTAACATTGTAAGCTACTTTTGGGTTAAGAACACAAGAATAACCTGCTGGTACTGCCGCTTGTCTTAAAGTTGCTGATGATTTAAAAAGTGTATCAACAGTTACTTCTGCTCCAGTACTACCGACAGATGTTGAAAATCCATCAAATAATGCAGTTAAATCTGTGTCTATTTTTTTTGCAATCGCTTCTCCAAACAATCTACCAATATCAGCCGCTACATTTCTTGGTGCTGAGTTTCTTGCTAAATCAGTTAGAGTTGTCATTATTCCATTCTCAGAACAAGTTATTGTTACTGAACTTGGATTAATTGCTGTGTTAGATAAATCAGATGCTTCCGATACCGCCGCCGCACTTACTGCCGCATAGATTGGAACTTCAACTGACTTTCCACCACCTGTTACTGCATAGTTTTTTACAAGTGGTCTCATAGTAGAAACTTCACTTGCTACGAACAATGCTTCTGCAACAATCTCAGTATATAATTCCGAGAGTGTTGACGATGTGCTTTCGTTTGCCATTTTATTTGTCCTTTATTATTTATTTGTTAAGTTTATTTGAGTAGGTTTTGAATCTCGTTCTTTGCGATACTCTGCATATTTAGCACGATCTTCTGGCTTACTCATATCTAAATCCTGAATATTGAAAGGTTTTACAGTTTTACCACCGATGCTTTGCTGACTCCCTGATCCAGCCAATGACCCTTGCGAGAAATGTGGGTTTGCATCTAAGAACTCTTTAACTTTTTCTTCAATCGTTAAAAGTTCGCCTTTAGAGTTATATCTGATGTTTTTATTATTATCAAGTATTTCAACTCTATTATCGTCAGTTAATCTAACTTCGTCTTTTAACAAAGAAACAACTTGACTTGGCGATATAGCTTTATTTCTTGAAGCAACAGAAAGTATTTGATTATCAATTCTTTCTTTTTGTATTGCTTGTTTATATTTTGTAATCTCAGTATCTTTTTCAGCTATTCGTTCTTTCATAAGCTTTTCAAGTTCAGATTTTGATTTAGCTTCTTCTACTTGTTTAGCTTTCAAAATTTCTTCTTCTTGTTTTTTTACTTCGTCTAACTGTCTTTGATGTTTTGATTTTTCAGCTTCTAATCTTTGTTTGACTATTCTATCTACATCTTCTTGATTAAAAGTAGTGCTTGGTTTTACTTCGTCAGTTTTAGTTTCTTTAACTTCAGCTTCCTGAACATCATTTTTCGGTTGATTAACCTGTTTGTCATCTGACATTGTTTCTCCTATTTGTTTATATTATAAGTTGACCTTTACTATTATACCAATCAGGATTGACATAACTAAACTGATGTCTGCAATTATACCCACCTCTAACTACAAGTGGGTTGCCTGATTTCTTACCTGACCAAGACCTACTTTGCCATAAGTCCTTGACCTCGTTGATGGTAAAAAGTCCACCTTTTCTCTTGTTATATACACCATTTACTAAATTTCTGCAAAGTTCTCTAGTTGTTGGTATTACATCTCCATAGTATTTAACAAAAGTTAGCCCAGCATCCCTTGATTTATTGAAGTTTAAGGTTGCATCAAAATCTCGTAAAGAATCATTTAATATCTGACTAGCATATCTTTTCATGTTTTCTCCAGCCCTATCTCTTGCAAATTTAGTCTGTAATGTTTGTATTGATCTATCTACTTGTGCTTTTTTAGACTTTTTATATTTGTTTTTATTAATGTAATCTATAAGCTTTTGTGCTTCTGCATCATCTGAACTTGCATAAATACCATTAATTGTTTGTCTAAGTTCTTTTTCTAATTCTGTAAAATCGTTTCCTACTAATACATTCTGATATGTAACTTCTGACAATTTTCTTGTAAATGTATTTGATACATCTTTAAAC